ACACCAACACAACAAGTAAAATTGATAGCAACAGAACTAGATAAGTTCGATATTCACATACATGCAGTAATACAGTTATTGGCTAGAGAATATCCTAGCAATAATATTGGTTTGGCTAAGGCTAAGTCTTGGCTTGCTAAGATGTTTGATTGTTTTGATGATGAGATAGAAACCCTGTTTGCTATTGATGGTGAATTGGGAGAGGCTATCTATATGTTAGATACAAATGCAGAAACAGAACGAAATATAGGTATTGGTTCTGTTGTTAGAGTTTTAGAAACAGAATGCGGAGCATTAGATGATTCATCTTACCTTTTAGTTAAGGATGTATTACTGAATATGTCAGCATTAGAAAGAAAGTGGTTTGTTAGATACTGGCTAGGTTCACCGACTAATGGAATTGATGAAGGAACAGTGAAAAAGATATTAGCAAAGTTTTATGATAAGAAATTAAGTGAGGTCAAGAGCCATGCTAATTTTAATAGTCTGTATAATATTTCTACATATTACAATATGAATCAAACACCTCCATGTAATTTATCACATGGTTCTTTTGTAAAACCGATGTTAGCAAAAGAAGTTCCTATGAATAAGTGGCCGGAGCATAAGATTGTAGACTACAAGTATGATGGTAATAGATACCAAATACACAAACAAGGAGATAATGTAATTATCTTTAATCGTAAAGGTTCCATTGTTACACCACAATTTCAAGATGTTGTAGAAACAGTTAGACAGTATGAAGTAGATTGTATTCTTGATGGTGAAATATATCCAATTAAGGATGATGGTTCACCTGCTGAACATAAACTAATGGGAACAAGAGTTCATTCTAAAGACCATGCAGAAGCAAGAGAGAAAGTTAAAGTCAAGTGGGTTATATTTGATTGCCTTAAAATCGGTAATGAAACTATAATGGACTTATCTTATAGTGATAGACTACACAAATTTTTACGACTACCCGACCAAGCGCACAGAATGAAGATTGGTGGTGATGTTCTAGCATTCTATAATAGAGCGATTAACGATGGCTTTGAGGGCATCATTGTCAAAGATACTACCTTACCCTATGAAGCAGGTAAAAGAAGCGCAGGGTGGGCTAAATACAAGCCTCCACGCATTGAATTAGATGTTGCTATTACTACTGCTAAATATGGAGAAGGCTCAAGAGCAAATGTGTTTGGAACTTTTGGTATTTCTGTAAAGAGTGATAGTGGTTTCAAATCAGTAGGTTCTATTGGGACAGGATTTAGTGATGCTGATTTAGTTTGGCTAACTAACGAACTTAGAAAGAATGTAGAGACTTACAATAACGGCACATATAATTTATTGCCAAGAGTTGTCTTAGAAGTATCAGCAGACTTAGTTACTCAAGATGCTAAAGGCAACTATGGGCTAAGATTTCCAAGATGCAAGAGAATACGACATGACAAGTTTGTTGCAGATATAAATACAATAGAAGATGTGGAGAGGTTAGTATGAATAGACCCGAAGAAGTAGAAATGCTAGTCAATAAATATGGGATAGCCTCTATATTCACCTTTGCCACATACTCCGATATTAGTGAAGAAGATTTGTTTATCTTAACCAAAGGACTCTTTGTTGCTTTGAAAGTGAATTCGGAAGTGGAGTTAGTTAATGATTTTGAAAAGAACATGGTTATTATAGAAAGCGAAGAATCGGAAGATATTGCTAAAATATTTAATAGAAGAGAAAATATTAATTTGAATATAGTGTTAGGTGGTTCTTTCAAGAAACATGAAAATTTCATTAGATATTTATTAGATGAAGGTTTAGAATACATGAAAGTAGATAGCGAATATGTTGGATTTTGCGAGGTAGAATCCGATGTTTAGTAGAGATATTTTAACAGGAATTTTCTTATCTATCGCTAACACAGAAATAATAGTAGAAAGAAATAACTCATTACAGATAGGATATAGAGTTAAATTAAAAATAAGCATTAGGGGAACAGAAGAGTTCCTAAGTGCTTTACAAAGAAGTCTTCTTCAGCATGAAATAAAGAGTAAATTATTTCTCGAAGAGAGCAAGAAAAGACCTAGACCCATATTAAAAATAGGCGGCATCAAAAATATAGTGTATGTTTTGCAGAACTTCTGTAAGACATTACCCGATGCAAAAGGAGAAATGGATTCCTTTAGAAAGGCAACTAGAATAGTTGCAGAAGGTAGACATCTACAATTAGAAGGATTAGAAGAATTATTTAAATTAAAGGAGTTGATGTAGTGGGATTAACCACAATGAATAAAAATAGACCAATAATAATTACAGGAAAGACAGGAACAGGAAAGACAACTAAAGCAAAAGAGATGCTTCCAGACGCTACAATGTTATTTGCGAATGATATTGAAATAGACGCAAATTCACTTAATGTTCAAAATGGACTTATTATAGAAGATATACATTATAATGCACAGAAAGATGCTATATTGAATATAATTAGACGATACAAAGGGGAGTTGATTATGACTTCCCTCAATGAAAAGAACATTCCAAAGGAAATCAAGGCGTTGTGTAAAATAAAAAGAGCAGGTTCAATTAAACACTTGTACGATTCAATACTAGATATTGCACCAAGAAGCGAAGAACCTTTCTCATTACAGAAAGATACCTTTAGTCTTGTAAGTTATTTCTTGAAGGAGACTGATAGAGATTTAGTTTGTAAAGTATTGAAGGTGAACAAACCTTCCGATACGCAACTGATGAATTGGTTATGTGTAAACTCAAACCCCAACAAGTTATTATTTATTGATGGTAGAGTTAGAAGAAGATGGTCACAGGATTACTTCTATGAAATGCTTGCTTATGTCTATGATGGTAGATTCTATGGAAGAATGAATATGCCAACTAGAAAACAGTATTCTAAAGTTCCTTCGTTGTTAAGGCGACTAGGAATAAAGAATGCTGATAAGAGAATTTTCAAACAATTAACTAAGGATGAAGAGTTTGTGAAGTTTGCCAAAAGCAAACTAAATAATAGTGAGTGTCGCCTTTTGGGTTTAGGAGAGAAGAGGGTTCGCAAAGCGAAGCCCGTTTCCAAAGTCAAGCAAACAACATTAGGTGATTTTTAATGAAGATTCGTGCAGGTAAAAAAAGAGCAATCAACAAACTAATAAAAATAGTAGCAGACGACGAACTAACTACTAATGAAATTTATGATAGGATGTTACAACAATCCTCTCAAAGAACAGATTTAACCTTTAGACAACTAACTAACATATTGAGTAGTTATTTTGAAGAGGTTGGATATGATAATAAAATAAAACAAACGATATGGAAAAATAAAAATGGAGATAATAATAATGTCAAACAAACGATGGATAAAAAAGAAAATAGAAAAAGTAATTGAAATAGAACCGAACTTAACGAATAAAGAAATATTTGACATAGTGTATGGCTATGCCAACTTAGGAGATTTGTCCTTTAAGCGTGTTAGATATGAATTAACTACTACGCAATTCGGTATGTTACTTAGAACATGGAGGCGACAAAATGCCAAAGAATAAATTAGTTAAAACTAGAATAACAAAAATGCTAAACGATAAAGAAATGACAACCGGAGAAATCAAAGATAGATTGTATAGTGCAAAAACAAACAAAGGCATGCCTTCAAAGAAAGGTATGCCCACAACTCACCAATTACAAATGATACTTAGAATACATTATGCTAAGGTTGGTTTTTGTAATCAAGCAAAACAAACAATATGGAGGAATAGATAATGTTAGAGTTCTTAATAGGAGTAATAACAATACTGTTTCTCTATTGGTTAGGTGGGGTATTACTACCCGACTATGAACCAATACAACAAGAATTAATAAAAATGGAGGAGGAATAAATATGGTAAGTTTCAGTAATAGACAAACACCCGAACAGCAATTAGACAGTGCTAGAAGTGTAAGAGACAGATACTACTACGAAATAAAAGCCTTAGAAAAGAAGGTTGCCAAACTAGAAAAAGAACTTGACACACTAAAAAATGCTAACCAAGAGGTAGCCTATTGGAAAGACTTAGCAGAATGGCTACAAGAATATATAGATATAATAGAGGAATAAAAATGAAAAGTGAAAAATTAAGAAAGAAAAGTGAAGAACTAGCAAGCGAAAGTGAAGAACTAAAAGAAAAGATATATGAAGCGGAACAACTTGAAGAATTGCTTGAATGGGCTAATAAGGCAGAAGGCTATATTACTGATATTTTACACAATATAGGAGAGGTTGATATTCAAGAACCTCATGGTTGGTTAAGTGAAATTGTGTATAATTTAGTTAAAGAAATAGAATCTAAGTTGGAGGCTTTGTAATGTTATGGACAGAAAAATACAGACCAAGTAAATTAAGTGATATTGCAGGACAAGAACATTTTGTATTAGATGCAGAACAATGGGTATTAGAAAATAATATGCCTAATGTTCTTGCTTACGGAATGCAAGGAACAGGTAAGACAGGTGCGGCTATTGCACTTGCTAAGTCTATGCTAGGTGATACTTTCAAAGATAACTTCTTTGAAGTAAATGCTAGTGATGATAGAAGACTAGAGACTGTTAGGACTACAATAAAGCAAGTAGCACAAAGCGGAACATTGGGTGATGCACCATTTAGAATAATGCTATTAGATGAAATGGATGGTATGACAAGTGATGCTCAAAATGCCTTGAAGAGAATCATGGAAAGATATGCTAACAATATTAGATTCATCATTACTTGTAATGATAAGTCAAGAATTATCTTTCCACTTCAAAGCAGGTGTGCTAATTACAGATTCAACCCACTAAAGAACGAGATAGTTCTTGAAGTTATCAAAAACATACTAGATAAAGAGCAAGTCGAGGGATTTGCTGATGAAGATTTGGCTCGCTTTATATATGATTTAGATGGTGATTTACGCAGGGCGATTACCGAAATTCAAGCGGCAAAAGCCTCAAACTTTACACTAAGAAAACAAGTACAGGATTCATTAAAAGAGTTCGATGCAATACTAAATTTAATACTTAATAAAAAACCAAATGAAACATTGGATAAATTACATGACATATTGTACGGAGGAAGAAGTGTGAAGGAGATATGTCTAGCGTTACACAATTCTGTCTTAGCGGCAGAAGGATTAGAGTCCAAAGAGAAGTTTAAACTTCTTAGGATAATAGGGGAAACAGAATTTCGTTCTACTACCATGACCCCTAAAGTGATAATATCATGGATGGTAGGACAAATATAAACAGGAGTGAAAAAAATGAATATAGACGATGATAAAATAAGAAAAGAAATAGAAGATGGTGCGAAGCATATGGATGTTTCAGTCGAGGTATTGACTGACAAATATGTTTCAATATGCAAGGAGAACAATTTGGATGTTAATAATCCAATTGGTCTTGGTATGCTTAGGAACTATGTCCGTGGTAACATGAGAATGAAGAAGAACAATAATAGTGGCTCTAACAGTTTAGTTAAGAGTGCCTTTGGTTTGTTTATCTCATTAGATGCACCAAGAGACATGATGGCATGGAACAGAAATAGAGCAAAAGAAGAATACATCCGTGATAACGATAAAGCGTTAGAAGATGGTCTTGTTGCAGTTGCTACAGAAAACGAAGATGGTACTTTCACCATTGCTAGACACTACAAAGGCGACTATCAAGAAGCAGTAGTGAAGACTTTAAACGAAGGTGCAGAAGTATTAGATAATGGCACAATTATAATTCCATTAGATAGTTTGGCAAATTACCCAAGTGGTGCAGAAAACAGAAGATATGGTAAGCCTCTTCCAGTAAATGAATTTAGAAGAAGCGGTATTTTCTTTGGTAGTGTAGAAGGTGGAGAAATGAAATCTTATTATTTTTCTTACAAGAATCAAGGCGGGCTAGAATTTAGCCCAAATACTTTTGATTGGGTTCACTTCAAAGCAATCCTTAGTGACGACGGAACTAACTTATATGGCATGACTATGGCAACTAAAGAGAGTTTAGTTAGAAATGAAGACATTAATCCCGAAGATGATTCTTATAGAAACATGGAAGGTTTTGACTTTGAGAAACTACTAATGGAGTCTTACAAGAACAACATTAGCGACTTGATTGATATTGATAGAGCGCATGTAAACCAACAGGCATTAGCAACTAAAGATAGATTTGTTGTGACTATGGGAACTGTATGTAATATGAATATGACACCAACGGCTAATGGTAACAGAATTCTAAACATAACAGACTTGGATGCTGACTTTGATTATGATAGCGAGTCTAACATGACTACTTGTTGGATTCCCGAACATATCAACATAGACTTTGGTATTGGTTCGGAAGTTATTGTTATTGGTAGAACATCACAAAGAATAGTAGAAGGAGAAGCCGAGCCTGTTACTATCAATACTAGTGGGCTTTTAGCAACTAGTGTTGTTGGTTCACCAGTAGAAGTCGAAGAACAAGTTGAGGAAGACTTTGATTGGTTTTGATTAATTCCAAAGGGGGGTTTGTTGTTCCCCTCTTCATAAGCAAGTGTAAGTGTGAACTTGTGGAAAAAGATTGACGCTCGACTAGGTGCGAAGCCTATTTATGAGGAATAAAAATGATTAGAAAAGGATTAATAGAAAATAGATTCTTGTTAAAGAACGGTAGTTTCATTATTGATTTAGATGAAGTAGAGTTCTTAACATGGAATAAAAATATGAATTATGCTGATAGTTATTGGGTTAAGTTGCATGTTGGTGGAAAAGACACAAGATATGTTTGCGATACTAGAAACGAATTATGTGACATAATCAATGCTTGGGGCAAAATAAAAGGAAAAGAAATAAAAATAGATAGAGAAGAAATAGGTGAGTTAGATGAGTTTTAAGAAAGAGAAATTGAATTTTAAACAGATGATGTTAGAGAAGAGAAAGAACAGAAAGGCTAGAATGGTATTAGGTATTTGGGGAGAACCTAAGACGGGTAAGACCGGATTAGCGTTAGATTTCCCCGATAGAAAGATATTCGTTCTTGATTGGGATAGAGGAGTAGAATCCACATGGTATCAACATCATGACGCTACAGATAGAATAGAAGTATTCTGTCCTATTGTCATGACTAAAGACAATATCGTTGATATTAATGAAAGCGAAGACCGTTCACTACAATTCATAGACCATGCTAGAGAATCAATCAAAAATGGTGAAAAACCTATCTTTGTTATTGACGGTGTAGATACTTGGTTATCTTCATGTATGTTGAAGGTAAACCCTAATCCTAGAGTTGTAACTAAGATTATGCCATTCCAGTATGGTAATAGAAACAAAGCATTCTACTACTTGCTAGATACTATCTATAATTTAGAATGTGATGTAATCTTCATTACGCATGAGACTGAAAAATACATGGACAATGTTCCTGTTGGAGTTCAGCCAATGTGGAAGGATTGGGGAGGTAAACTAGAACAAGAGATTTACTGCTCTAAGAAAATGATTAAAGGAGAATTACACTTCTTTGCTGAATTGTTAGGCAGTAGAACAAATGGTAAACTTGTTGGTTCTAAGTGGACTACGAGACAAGGAACACCACCTAACATTACATGGAACGGTTTGAAAGAATTAAAGGAGGGAACAATATGAAATTTACAGTAGATGCAAAAGAGTTTGTTAAGTCTTTAACAGACATACAATTGAAAGGAAAATATGTGAAGGGTGCTAGTGTTGCTAATGGTAGTTTAGTAGAGTATTTCTATGCTAAACTATTCAATAATACATTGAGTTTGTGGAATGCTGATGCTATCAATTCACTAATTGTTAAAGTCAATTTAACAGTTGATGGTGAAGAAAATGGTGTCTTTGTTGCAGAAACAGAAACCTTGCTAAAGTATCTAAAGAAGTTTAGCGGTGATGTAGAAATAAAGAGTGATGACATTATTACTATGACAAATGGTAGTAGTAAAGTTACTCAACCCATTGTTGTTAATCATCCAAACATGGATGCTATCAATCGCATGGGTCAGTATGTATTAGACACGCACTTTGAAGAAGACTTAGAAACTCTATTTGAGTTTAACAAATCGAAGTTTGAAGGTGCGTTTCAGTTAGACTCTAATACATTTAGTGAGACTATGAAACTTTGTGAGTTAATCGGTAGCGGTGTATATCACCTTAACTATGAACATGATAAGAATAAGTTATCTATGTCTAGTTCTACTAATAATACAAACAAATTTGAAACTTCTATTGAGTTAGAAGGTAACATTGGAGAATCAGCAACGCTAGATTTCTCTAGTCCACTTCATGTATTGTTTGACAATGAAATGTTAAACTTCTATGTCAAAGATGATTTCCCGATGTTGATTATGTCGGAAAACAAATTAATAATTAAAGCACCACACTTAGCAAATTGAGGAATATAAATGATAATTAGTAATAAAAATGGAAATGTAATATATAAATCTTGGAGAGAAAACGGAGTAAAGAAAAGCGAAGAGGTATCGTTTAGGCCATACTTCTATGTTTCAGTTGATGAACCTAACATACCACACTATCCTGTTAGCAAATATGCTAGAGGTGAGTTTGAGTATGAAGAGGGAGATTGGACTAGTTTAGATGGAACAAAACTAAAGCGTGTATATGTGCAGAAGTCTTTTGACATTCATAAGGCTAGACAGCACTTTAGTAAAACATACGAGGCTGATGTGCCATATACCTTTAGATACGCTGTTGATGAAGTAGATGAAATGCCCGAATATAATATGCGTAAGTGGTATTGGGATATGGAATGGCAACAAGGTGGTGAACATGATAATTGTATTACCACTATTGTAGCCTACGATAACTATGATGAAGCCTATTATCAATGGGCGTGGTTTCCTAATTGGCCTTCGGATTTTTCTGCAAGACAACCAAATCATAGATTCTTTTTTGATAATGAAACAAGTATGATTGAACACTTTATGAGAACAATGGCCGAGAAAGACCCCGATATGTTAATTGCGTGGTTTGGTCTTAAGTTCGACTTACCTAAGTTATTAGATAGAGCCTGTGCTTTAGGTTTGAATCCTTTGGTTATGTCTCCCTATGAAAAAATAGACGGAGTTAAACAACTTAAGGATAGTTGTAGTTTCAAAAGACAAGATGGTTATTCACCAATTGAACAACCTATTGGTGGTAGATTAACACTTAACTTAGACTTAGCATTTGAAAGACAATGGAATGATTCTCAAAGAGGAACACTACCATCATTAAGTCTTGATTATGTTTCTAAGTTATTGTTTGATGAAGGTAAAGTAATGGACACCAAGTTTGAAGACCCTAATGAATTCTATCGTAGAGCATGGCTAGAAGATACAGAAGCATACTTACATTATGCTTTAGTAGATGTAAAACTATTAGTCAAGATAGATGAGACTAACTATTGTAGCGAAGCAATATTATCTTTACAACGATTACTAAAAGCACCTTTCAAGGCTTGCTTCTATGCTTCACACATGGGTTCTATTTACTTTATGAGAAATGCTTGGTGGAAAGCACCAACAGGTATCAAGAGTGCTGATAGAAAAGAATATGAAGGTGCTATGATTTATGACCCGCTTAGTGAGAACACTAACGGCTTACATCTTAATGTAGCGGCTTTTGATTTTGCCGGTCTATATCCTTCAATGATGGTTGCTAGAAATATATCTTGGGAAACTAAGAGTGAAACTCCTACTAAGTTTGGAGTTAATATCTTAACCCCAAGAGATTTCAGCGAACCGGAGGGCGACAGAATGTATTATTACAAGACCGATGAGTTAGGTTTGTTGCCTAAAGCAGTTCTTGAATTGAAGGAGTTAAGAAACGACTACAAGAAAAGAATGAAGAACGCTAAAGATAATGGTGAGTATGTTAAGTGGCATAACAATCAAATGGCTGTTAAAAGATTGATGGCTTCTTTCTATGGCGTACTGGCGTATCAAGGCTTTGGTTGGGCTGATGTAGACCTAGCCGCTAGCATTACTGCTAGTGCTAGAGAAGCGATTAGATTAGCCGCATTCAAGGCTAAGGAGTTGGAAGTTTGAATAGAATAAAATGTATGAAACCATTGGCACATAATCCTCAATTTGAGGGTAAGTTTCATTGTAAAAGATGTGCAGAAGAAATAAAAATGAGGAATAAAAATGAGTATAACAGCAGTATGTAGAGATTGTAGAGAAACTTTTAGAAAGTTCTCTATGAAATCAAGAGAAACAATATGCCCCGATTGTAAGGGAAAGAAAGGAAAGAATAGATATAGAGTTATGTCTAATAAAACACAAGATGCTATAACAACAATAGCAAATATGGATAAAGAGATTGAGAATCTAAAGACCTCCATTGATGTATTACATAGCACTATTGAAGTTGAAGTTCAACATCAATTAACAAAAGGCATAGAACCTATTATCGAAAAAGTCCTTGATGAAAAGATTAGTGAATTAAAAGACATTGTAATATCTTCAATGACTAAAACACAGAAAACACAAAAAGAAGTTAAGGAACTAAGTAAATTAGTTAAAGGCTACAAAAGTTCTAACACAAGAATGAAGAATAAAATAAAAAAGTTTGAGGAGATGTTGGGTTATGAATAAATTTTTTGAGAAGTGGATAATAGAAGCAGTAAGTGAACTAGAAGGTGAGTTTACTGTAGCAAATGTATTAGATAGTATAATACAACGGAGAGGAACTAGCATGTATATTGGTAATACACAAGCCATTGGTTCTCTTCTTTGTAAAAGAGAAGACCTAGTAACTAGATTAGGCGATGGCTACTATAGGAGGAATAAAGAATGAAATATACGAAATATATAACAACTAAAGTAGAATACGATAGTGAAGAAACATGGGAAGAAACAGAAAAAGACATTAATGATATAATAGAAATGCTAACCAACTTAAAGCGTAGAGCAACTATTATTGAAATAAAACAAGGAGCAGATAGTCATGTCAATGATGGACAAGACTAATGAATTGCTAGAAGACTTACTCGCTATGATAGCAAGAAGCAATAAGATATTGATGATGGTAAATATCGTGAACATCATAACCATCATAACCATAGTAACGGTGATAATATGAATAATGAAGAAATGAAAAAGAGAATAGAAGAATTAGAAAAGTTTAGCCTAAAAGAAACAAAAAGGCTAGAAGAAAGAATTAGAGCATTGGAGAATGACTTAGATGATATGAGTCAAGAAATCGAAGATGCCAACAAAGTTAGACGGGCTGTTGTAGAGATACAAGAGTTCCTAACAAAGAAGGCTAACGGCTACGATGTTAATTTTCATTCTTACTTAATAAGACTAAATAAGTGATTAATATGAAGGTAGTTTACGGACACACAGATTCAATCTATGTGCAAATAGATACTGTAGCGAAAGCACAGATGATTTGTGCAGACATACAGGATAGTGTAAGAAAGCATTTTCCTAATGTCATGGGATTGAAACAACACCCTGTTGTATTAGAGTTTGAGAAATACTATTCAGCATTAGGTGTTGGCACAACTAAGAATAGAAATGCAGGTATGATTACATGGAAAGACGGTGAGTGGTTAGACGAGCCGGAGTTTGTAATGACAGGCTTTACTGCTAAAAGAGTTAGTGAAACCAAACTTGCTAAAGGAGTTCAAACAGATGTATTGACTATGTGGGTGAATGAAAAGTCTATGACTGAAATCAACAAATATCTACATGATAAATATAATAATGTGTTAAATGGTGATATTCCTATCGAGGATATTATCAAAAGAAGCAGACTTCGAGAAGATAGATTTACTGTAAAGTGTAGTGGTTGTAGAAAGAAGCACAAGTTACATGAATGTCTTGCTATCAAGTGGTGTTTGAAATGCGGAGAAGATACTTCTAAGTTTACTACATTAGAAGGTAGAAGACCCTCGATAGGTTCGGGTATTGCAGGAGTTGTTCATGCTAAACAAAATGGCATTAACTTCGATGATTCTTACCTGTATCTAAAGGTCAAGTCTAACGAAACATATACTAACCCACTTACAAAGGAAGTGAAGACAGTAGATTATGTTGCAGGTTCACGCTATGTTGATTTTGATAAGTATAAACCCGATTATCAACATTATGCTAACCAAGTAATAAAGAAAGCAGAACCAATCTACAAGGCTATGAATTGGGATTTGTCTAACATTAAAACGGGTAAAATACAAACTAAATTGGAGGAATGGTTTTGAATAACGATGAAAAATATAATATAATAATAAAAAGCATGAGTGAATATACTTATGATTGGAAGCCGGAAAATTATGATGACCCTAGCGAACCTATATTGAAGATTAGTAAATCTTCTTTAGGTAGTTTTGATTGGTGTCCTAAGAAATATAACTTTAGTTATATTCAGCGATTACCACAAGACCAAACAGAAGCCATGCGTAAGGGAACAATCTTGCATGTTCATAGGGAAAACTTCTTTGATGATTTCGATATTAAGAAAGCAGAACAAATGTCAGCAGATGAAGTGCATAACTATTGTGCTAGTCTAACACCTATTGATGAATACTTTGACATATCTATGACAGTAGCCGCATTTGAAGCAGAACGCTTCTTAGAGGCTAAAGCAGAAGATAAGATTGAAGAGTATTTACCTGTATGTAATGAAGGTTTATTTGATGCAGAAATAACAATACCTGCCGATACTAACCCCAAGTTTCCTCTACTTAGAGATTACAAGATACATATTCAAGGTATTATAGATAGAATCTTTATGGAGAATGGCGGCTATGTTCCTTTTGAATATAAGACAGGTGCTTGGAAAGACTACAAGGCAACAAGTATGAGAAAAGAAATGGCTTTCTATCAAATGCTTATAGAAAATGCAGAAGATGAAGTATTGATTAAAAATGGCCTACAACCTAATGTTCCTGTAACGCATTGGGGGTGGTATTATCCTGCTTCTAATTATGTATTTGCAGAAGAAGCAAAGACTAGAACAATGAAATCAGTAATGAAGAACATTGCTAAGTTGATTCATGCTTATGAACAAAAGTCATTTCCAACTAAGTTTTTCTTTAAGACCTGTTCTCATTGCAGTTACTTTAGTTTGTGTGATGCGGCTGAAGAGGATTCGTGGGTGTGATAATATGATTGATAGAATATTAGATGTTATCTATCAACACTATGCTAAAACAGAAGGAGAAAGCGAATTGCTGTATCTTTTTGTTCAAGAGTCAAAATTTACGGTTGAAGAATTATGTTCTCTTTTAGGAGATTCATGGGAGTTGATTGAGAAATGAATTATAAATTTAATAATGGAAATATAGAAGTAAAGTTTGCTAGGTCGCCTAACGGCCAAAGATATGCTAGAATAGATTTGAATGCTAAGGATGCAACTAAGACTACACCTTTATTCGATGAAGTTAGTGAGTGGGTCAAAACACAAAGAATAGAAGGTAAGGAGTGCGAGCATACTATTCTACTTAACAAAAACTACGCTCCTTACATTATAGTTTTTAAGAAGGTGAAGATATGAAAACAGTAGATTATATTTCTGGAATAATAGAACGAAAAGTATTAGCGAAAGATTGGACATTTAATGAAATATCTAATCTAAAAGAAACAATAGAAAATCTCGCTAGTGATATTTATGAAGAGATTAAACTAATAGAAAGATTTGATTTAATTAGAGAAATTAGAATCAAAGAAACCTTTGTTGGTCATGTCTTTGAAGATGTTATTAGAGAAACTGTAATGATTTCTCTTAGAGCAGAAGTAGCAGATACAGTAAGAAATATGTTAAATAACGCAACAGTTAATTTTGGTGGTAATAAAAATGAAGTTTCCGAGAGAAGTGTGGTCGGGGAGTCAAATGAAGA